CGCAAAGCTTGTTATATAGATACTTACATCACCTTGATAATTTTTCTCTTGATATGCTAATGCTGCTTTTTCGCGCTCTTTATATTCGCTCTCAAAACGTGTCCATTTTGTAATGAGTGATGACGCAGTATTATCAATATTATCAATTAATTGCTGACGTTTTGCGTTAGCTAACTCTGCTTGCCTTTGCTGATTAAGCACCCATTTATCGCCATCCCAGTCGTGCAATGATGACGGTCTAATCTCAACTTTACCGCCAACCCAGTAAGCATCTTGGTTTGTGAGCTGTGCTTGCAATGTGCCGTCGTCATCTTGCAAATATAGATACCCCGGATAGTCCGCTTGCGCTTTATCCAGCAACGCATCGTAAGTTTTGCCGTGAATCGGCACAACATAAGATGTCACTCTCTTACCGTCAGCTGGATCAATAATAATTAAATGTGTTAGTGCCATACTAATTACCTCTTTTGTTAACTGTAATTAGCTTATGCAAAACAAAAGAAAATTGATTTTAAACTGGTTTAAAGAAAAAAACTGGAGGATAAAATGAGACTACCAAATGGATACGGCAGTGTGATCAAATTAAGCGGCAATAGGCGACGCCCTTACGTGGCAAGAAAAACTGTTGGATACAACGAAGAAAGACGTCAGGTTTATCACGTAATTGGCTATTTTGCAACAAAAGAAGAAGCTCTCACTGCATTATCAAACTATAATCAGCAAGATAAGCCCGAACCAAGTATAACTTTGGCAAAAGTGTACCAGCTCTGGTATCCAATACACAGCAAACAAGTATCAAAATCAACGTCTGAAAGCTATCGAAACAGCTACAATCATTTGTCGCCAATCATCTCTATGCCAATCCACAAAATCAAATATCGTCATTTACAAAACGTACTTGATACAATGAAAGAGAAAGGCTTGTCGTACGCAAGTCTTAAAAAAGTTAGATCGTTGATAAACCAGCTATTCGCTCATGCAATTATTAACGAGTGGATAGATAAATCATACGGTCAGTACTTAAAAATGGGAAAAAATATACCAGTTAAACCACACAAGATATTTACAAGACAACAAATTAATAAACTTTGGCAATGTAAAACCGTTAATACTGATTTGACATTAATTCTTCTTTATACTGGAATGAGGATTGGAGAACTTCTTCAGTTACATCGAAGCGATATTAATTTAAAACAGAAATACTTTAACATTTCAACATCAAAAACAAAAGCGGGTATCCGTGTTATTCCCATCCACCCACTAATTTTGCCCATTGTCGAACGGCGACTTGAGCAAAAGCATAAATATCTCTTTATTGATGAAAATAATTTACAGCTAACGTATGCAAAAGCAGTAACCCAATTTAAAAAAGCAATGCAAGCCATCAAAGCAAAACACACAACGCACGATTGCCGACACACAGTTGCAACATTACTTGACGCAGCAGGAGCTAACAAAGTCGCACGAGATCGCATACTCGGTCACGCATCATCAAATGTCGGTGATGCTGTTTATACGCATAAGACCTTGTCCCACCTGCGAAAAACAATAAATTTGCTTAAATAAAGTTACTTTAATGTGCATTTAATCAAAATTAAAAATGCGTTTAAAGCCAGATTAAACAAGCTTTAAACGCGTTACTTATTTGATTATTAAAGCACTGTTTTGTCTTGAGTTTTGTTAGTTTTTACCATTTCTCTTATTACCCAAGGGGGAAGATTCCGCCATTATTTTAATTACTCAAAAAACAATCCTACGTGGTCAGCTACAAGAGTAACTTTTCCAATGGCGTATAAGTATGTTAACTTTTATTCATCAGGTGAATTATCACGTGGAGTTCAGGATGTCAAATTAATAAAAACAGCGGAAAATTACACAAAAAATGCATTTGATTTCGTAGCTTTTACCAACAATGAGTCATTACTAGCTCAAGGCGTTTTAGTTTGCTATACAACTTTCGGAGTCTAGCCTTATTTTAAAATTAAAAGCCATTTAATGCTCTCTAAATTTACTTTTGTGATAATTTTTAACACATTTAATCCATATGTCATTTGCATTGTTGTATCTCTATCGGCAACAGTTAAATCTGCAGATATATCAACTGCATCACAATATAATACGCTATTTTGGTTAAAATGGAGTGGTGGTGTGATAGATATGTTTGTGCTCAACATTATCACACTTCCCCCTTGGATAATAAAGCCCCCGAAAAGTGGCCCAAGGCACAGATACCAAGCGTTAGGGTTATCTCTATTATACGTAATCCCTAATGGAGTCGTACCAGACGTTCCTAGTGCATTCATCTTATCAGTAAAGCCTTGCACGTTACCTGTAAAAAGATGTGATAACGCTTGAATTACATTAGATAATGACTTAACTGCGCCGTCATCGCTTGTTAGCAACACATCTTTAGCTTTTAACACTCCCGTCATTGTATCGCCACCCTTATCAACTTTTGTTGATTGAGCAATAGCAGTTTCAGCAATTTTTTGTACTGCGCTAGCTAACTGTGTCAATGTATCTTTGCTAGGCGTTACTTGCGCTGCTTTTAATACATTTAACAGCTCTGCCTGCACAACGTTAAACCAATCCGCACCTGGATAGCTCGGCGCAACGCCATTCCCCCCTTCCGTAAACCACAGTGGATTGCTTGGCTGTTTAAGCTGCGCTTTTAGTGGTGGCATAACATCAACGCCAGATTGATTATCTAATGCATACATAGTTAATTCTCCTCTTCATAAACAAAAATCATCTCAACGTGTGCATAGCACAAACGTTGCAAAAAGCACTCAACTTTTGAGCGCTCAGTGATAACTAATTCATTTGTGACATCGTCCAAGCAGCTTGCATAACGAATACTTTTTGATGTTGTATTGATATAGATGCGCCACGCATTTTCTTGCGGGTACAATGGGTAGGTACAATCGCTTAAACAGTTATGCGGCGGATAAGTAACAACTTCGATTGTGTAGCCCGCTTGCCGCGCAATATCTTCAATGTAGTATTTGTTAAATGATCCAACCTCGTTATCTTTTGACTTTAATGCTTCACGCCTTGCCGCAATTGTTGAGGCATCACTACATTCTGGTAGTCCGAAAAATTGCTCCCAATCGTCAAGCAAAATCTGTGCGTTACCAGGCATACGCTCCGCAATTAATCGGTGAGCTGCATCATTATTACTTTCAAGCTGTTCAGCTCGTACTGCTAACAACTGCGCCAGCGTGCTGTCATAACTACGATGCCACGCAAGACCGACTGGTAGTAACTTAAGCGCAGCATCTAAATATTGCGCTTTCGTTATGCTTGCCATGTAATTTCTCCTAACTTAATGATTTGGTCTGCATTAAGTTGAATATCGGCGTTTGGCTCAATGACACTGTTATCAATTTCGCCAATGACGTTTGACACGAGCGCACGCAAATGTGAGAGATAGATTAAGCTACCAGGGTTGATTGATTTAAAGTAAGTGATTAATGTTGATTGCACTGCTGTCTTAACACTTACTGATGCTGGCACAAGGCGGATGGTAAAATCTTGCGTTTTTACTTTTGGCGCAAAAACAAATAATTCATTGCCTGCAGGCATACCTTCCCACAAACCTGTGATTTGGTTTTTATGCCCAGCAATATAATTTTTAACTCGATTAATATCATCTTGTGTTGGCAAAATATCAGTACGATCATCACAAACAATCGCTACGCCAGTCGTACCACCGCCATACCACCTTGGGTAGCACCAGGCACGTGTAATACCGCTCACCTCAAGCGCCCATCGCACATAATCGTGTGGTGCACCGCCAGCTGGTGGATATTGCACACGTTGAATAAGGCGAGATAATAGACTTGATAGACTTTCAATATCTGTTCCGCCACTCATTGTCTTAATTGTGGCACTAGGTTTAACTCCAAGAATTGATGAAGTTAATGTGACTGTCTCATTTTCATTTAAATTACCGACAACACCCTCAGTTTGGCATTCAACCGCAATATCTGATACCCCTGCACTGATCTCTGTATTTCCAACCACAATAAAAATAAGACCCGTTTCGCTATGCTGCAAAGTTGTGTTGGCAGGAATAACAGTTGATGTTACCGCTTCAATCGTTACCAGTCCCGTCGCCTTTGTGGCTGGTTTGCGAATAACACCTTTATATAGAGCATATTCAATCAAATAATCTTCATCCGCCGTTGTGGGGATAATTTGACGTGCCAACCAATCAAGATGCATATGTTCGCCTGCACTCATCGCAGCACAAACACGATTAAGCACGTTTATCACGCTATTGCGTTTCAAACCCTGCAAGCGATGAGCAAATTGTTGTTCGCCTTGTTTGATAAGCTCGGATAATGTTGGTGATTGATAGGGCATTTAGACACTCCAGCGCGTTGTAAACGTAAATTGTTCTTCGCTGCCATCTAGCAACGTTACAATAATCGTCAACAACAACACTGAAGACTGTGGATTAGATGCAATGACTTGATACGTTTTCACTTGTTTGTCCGTAATAAGCCACTCAAGTGCTTGTGTTGCGTAAGTTTGTGCATCATCAAGTACAGATTGTAGTTGCTTCTCACGATTTAAGAGCCAGAGTTTTGAGCCAGTTTGGTGATTATCTTCATTAAAACTATCACCCCACCAACCCCGCTCTCCATCAACTCGTAAATCAGTAAACAAGCTAATGATAATGGCAGTAGTTAAGCTATCATCAAGCATTAACTCATCATTGATAACCACTAAATCACCGTGACCGTCTCGCCAAGTTAATGCTATATCTGACACAAATAACGCCTCTTGCTTATACTGGTTTACCCACACCGCTTGTGTGGTCGTGGTTTTTGCCACTAATTCCACTTGATTTGTGGTCTGTTGCTGTTGATATACCCACAATATCAACATTGCCAGTAAATTGCGTTTGTGGTGTATCAAACACGACTTGCCGTTTAGCATTTACTGTTAATTTTTGGCACGTGATAACCACCTCACCTTGTTCAGTAAGCAATATCTGATGTCCCTCTTGATGATAAACAACCACATCTCCCGCCTTTAAACCGTTTGGACGCACCCCTTTATCATCAACCACAAGTACCGCAATATGTGAACGTTTACCACCTACAGACACTGCAATCACTTCGCCTGCTGTCGGTACAGAAGAGAAGCCGTAATTTTGAAAACGCTCTGCGTCATCAATCACTTCATCAGACTGTAAGCGAATTTGTAAGTTTTGCCGCTTATGGCTGTCGCTTACAAATGACATCACACCGCGATTAATCAGTAACTTTAAACTACGTTTAAGCGGGGCTAAAACACGATTTAAACCTTGCATAAATTACTCACTCCTGCCCAAAATCAGTAAATTCTTTCACGTTATCTTTTGATGACTTCTTCGCTTTTTTATTTTTAATAGCCTCTGGTGGCTCATCGAAAGCATCGCGATGCATTAATGTAATTTGTGTTTTTGTCCCGCTTTCATCAAGCGTATATCGGCAATCAACAATCAAACGCTCTTCCTTATTAATACCAAGCTGTGGGGCATTTAGAACAACCAATTCATTAGGCAACCATAGCGAACCATCAGGTTTTTGCCAACCTTGCACCATGACGGTTGAGCGTTTGCCTTCTGCGTTATTCCGTTGCATTTCCCACATTGCACGCTTGTAGCCTGCCTGACCTACCATATTATCATCGGCAATAATTAGCATCGGGCGATAGCGAGTGATTGCGTTATCTTTGACTTCTACTTTTAATCCACTGGCTCCCATACTTACTCCACAAAAATATCCGCTTCTTGACTTGCTTTATCACCTTTCTTGCCACCTTGTTCTGCATCTCCAATGACGCGATAAAGCGAGTAGCGTTGCGTCCAGCTGTCATTTAGTTCAAGCTCTAAGATGTTTTCACCTAGTGTAAAATTCCCAACCACCTTTTTACTGGGATCGGTAAATACAAGGTTTCCGTCAACATCAGACGTTACCAACACCCCCTTATGTCTCGCAGCTTTGCTTAGCGTATCAAACACGGTTTCACCCGGCTCAACTTGCCACACTGCGATTTTCTCATTTGCCCCTGCTTCGGTAGCTTGCCAGATGACTTTAATGCCAAACGGCTCGCAAAGCGTGGTTGCAATTTGCTGCAGCGTTTGATTTTTAAAGTGATAACTACTGTGTATCACCGAGCAATCAACCAAATCTGCGGTTTTATCTCGGCCCGATACAACAATTGTTTTACTTTCCCCTGAAATGGATTGCTTTAACTCATCAAGGTAACCTGTAATCACGGTTTGTCCGTTCATTTTTAGCTTGATTATAGAACCAGGTTTAATTTGAGACACATCATCTTCAGGACGTATTGCAACCCCTAGCTCAAACTGTCCGCTCATTGATTCGAGCGAGCGATAGACAGACAGTGATTTCCAGCCGCTAAAAATTTTATCTGCTAGATACAATTCAATGGTTGGTTCGTTCATTGCAGCACCTCAATTTTATTCCCGCCAACACAGAATAGCGGGTGTCTAATCCCATTACGCAATACTAAACGCTGCCACGTTTTTGCGTTTGCCGTATGTTGATATTCGACTACCATCGCAGGATAAGTGTCAGATAACTGCACTGATTTAGCATTAGCCAGCTGTTCACCGCGCACGCGTAAATCTGTAATCAGTGTTTGTCTAAATCGTTCAAGTGCTTGATAACTTTGCCATTGCTGTGCATCTGCATTATCAATAATGACCGTTTCGAGCTGTTCATCAATTTCTGCAAGATAACGCGTAATATCTGTTTTAGACTCGACTAATGTTTGCAACTCGCTCGCTTCTTGCGCTTCCGTTGTCGCAATAGACTGAGAACGCACTAATGACGTTGTGACCGCTTGAGATAATGCTTTTCCAATTTCGACAGCGAGTGTCGCTTGCATTAATCTGACTAATACAAACTGCATTTTTATCGTAATACTGTCATACAGCGCCTGGCTACGCAGTGGCAATATTTGTTGATTTGATAGTGATATTGTCGCTTTTGTATTTACTGCTTTTGCAAATGTATTAAGCGTGGACTCTGCCGCATCTGGTTTAGCTTGTTCAAGTGCAAACATTAATACATTATTCAGCGTGACATAATCTTTACTAAGCGGGACATTTATCGCCACTAATGACTGTAACAGCTTAGCTGTTTCTTTGTGTGATGTGGTTACACGTGTTGCTGTAAAGAGTGATTTAATAGCATTAATTCGTGTTTTAATTGATTGCACACCTGCCGTGACATTGTTAATTTGGTCAAAGACGTTATCAACAAACGGCAATATTGCATTTGCCATATCAATAATTGGATTATCAGTGATTAATGATAGATACCCCTCAATTTCATCAAAAATTGATGCAAATTCGTTCGCAATCACCTCTAGCGCAAGCGCATAATCGCTTAACGTTGCAAATGCCGTATTGCGAGCAATTTCAGGTGCATTTTTCTCAACAGCGGGCGTAAATGTAATATCAAACCGAGTGACACGTTGATGACTGGTTGAGTATTGTGCTTTATAGCTCTCAACACAAACTTCAACTGTACCAAAATAAGGGTGTTTTAATTCACCCACCCCCTTTTCTAGCGCATCAATCAATTTTTCAGCTTGTTTTATATGATCATCCCCAATCACAAGACAAGCCACATTATAGCTGCGCAGCTTTTTCCCTAAATCTTCTGTCAAGCCTTCATCTTTGAGCGGGTATTCGTGCTTAACTAATCGGCGACCACCATCAATCGATTGACTTTCTTCAATAAAAAAAGGGACACCTGCAAAGCTGCCTTTTCCTGTTATGTTTGTCATTAATCACCTCCTACCAAACCAAGTCTTGTATTTCCTGTTATTGTTTTTAGTTTTAAGGAGTTATCGTTATTATTTGTTTTGAGCGTTGTATTTGTTGCAGTTGCAATTAATCCTTCTGTTGCTTTAATTTTGACTTCTATCGCGCCATCCAGCTTCGTTTCTTGCGGTGCAGGCTCAGCGAGCTTTTTACCCACTTCAGAACCTAACCAACTCCCTAACCAATCGCCAACATACGACCCCACCATCGCCCCAACAACGGGGATAGGGATTAACGCTTGTCCCACTATCGCGCCTGCAGTTGCCCCAGCTATTGCCCCAATAGATTCACTTTTTTCTTGCGTACTGGCATTGTCATTAGCTAGCACCATTGCACCTTCTGCCAACGCCATACCAACCCCCAGTGTGGGAGCGCTTCTTAAACCCTTAGTTAAGGTAGAGGTCATCGTTTTAGTTGCGGTTGCGGTCGTTTTAATCGCGGTTGTTGCTGTTTTTTGTATCGCTTGCGTACTCGTTTTTACGTTTTGTGCGATTGATTTAACAGGCGCAACTGTCTTAGGCTGCGCAGATTGTGCTTTAGAGGTCGCTGTTTGTGTTTTTTGTTTAGTAGTAGGTGCTTTGTTTTTTATCTCTTGTGCAACAGTTTTTGGTGCGACTGTCTTAAGTTTTGGTTGTTGATGTCTTGGTTTGCGTGATGTTTTTTGCCGACGTTGCCCGCGCGTGTGACCACCGCCAAAACTACCGATATTTGGCATATTGACAACATACACAGGGGTTGCCCCCGTTGCTGCACCTAGCGCATCAGCAACAGTTTCACTTGCTCCCGAACCACCTCTGCCTCTTTTACCCAGTAGACGACCAACGCCCCACTTACCAACACCCCAGGCGCCTTTTGCGATAGCTTGCGTACTACCCCAACGGGCGACTTTGTTAGCAGCATATAATGCAGCAACAAACTTTGCCAAATTACCGTATCCGCCCGCTTTCTCAGAGAGCCAGCTCATTACGCTGCCAATTTGCTCTAAGATAGGCTTGAACTCTTTTGCAGTATCTTTTAAATCACGCAATGCGCTCACAAGTGTGTCATTAACTTGTTGAGCAAACGCATCAAATTCACCGCTATCCATCTTTTGGTTAAGCCAATCCAGGATACCACCTAACTCGCCTTTCAGCTCATCAAAAATCCCTTTTTCAGCAAACCGTGCCTGCATTGCGACAAAAGTATCTTCTAAATTTGAGACCAAACCGTACCAGGTTTTCATTTGCTCTTTCGCCGCTCCTGCCGCATCTTTTCCCATACCACGCAACAAGGCAGCAATCGCTTTTCGCCCTAATTTGCCTTCTTGTAGCATCTTTTGCATTTGTTCCGCAGTATATTTTCCACCTGTTTCTGCGGCGAGGATTTCAAAGACTTTCACGTTACGCTCTAACAGTGGATTAATTTCTTCCATTGACAGCTTGCCTTTAATAAAGCCTTTACTAATGGCAGAGATATATCCATTAAGATTTTCCGCATCACCACCCACTTTTGCGTTATAGTCAACCAACGCCTGCAAGCTGCCATTCATCGGATCAACACCCGCTGTTTTTAGACGCATCATTGCATCTTGCACATCACCAAATGCCATTGGCGTATCGGTTGCAAACTGTTTTAACCAGGCCGTCGCTTTATCGCCGTCCGCTCCAAATGTTTGTTTCATGTGGATACCCGCCATCTCAAAGTCAGCTGCTGTTTTAATCAGTGAACGAGCCGCTAACGCACCGCTTGCTGTTACCCCAATAAATAGACGATTGCCCGCCGTATCAATGGAATTAGACACAGATGCCACAGCGCTTTTTAAGCTAGATAATGCACGCGTAGAACGCGCAGTCATTGATTGAATTGACTGTCCGAACCGCCTTGCTTGCAACGCAACATTGCCCGCTAGGTTAATGTAAAAAGAAGTGGAATTAGTTGCCATGTTCGCCGTCCGAATTGATATACGTTATATACCGCGGGAGGTTAAAGATAGATTGAGAAAGCAGCCACTGCGGGCTGCATTGATAATGTTTAGCAAGCAACAGACAAGTTTTCTCAAACGTTCTTACCTGCTGCGCCCATTCGCCCCCGTTCAGTTACCTGTTGTGCTTTCGCACTTTCAACAGTTGCTAACGCTGCATTGATTAATGCCAAGTCCTCTGGCGTCAATGAACGCAACTGCGCGAGAGAAATCGGGCCTTGCAATTTTCCAATACTTGCAATTTGACGACGTAGCAATTCGTAACTAAAAAGGACTTGGCTAGTCACTAACACAGGATTACCTGCTTTATCGACCAGCAAACGTTCTGCAGCCAATTCCGCATCAAGCATATCGCCTGTAGTCAACTCACGTAACACAACCTCTTTTTGTGGTTCATCGCCATACATTAAGCCTGTTTTTAATGTGATATTCATTGCTATACTCTCTTACACTCTACTGCCGCAATTTTTAACTTAATTTCGCCCTTCGCCGTTAATGTGACAGCATCTACTGTCCATGCATTAGCTAATAAGTACGTTTGCCCAACATCGGTTTCAAACTCGACTGTGCCATCCGTCATATTTTTGAGTGCAAAAATATCAATGTCTTTACAGTTAAACACTTTGCACTCAACAGTGGACTCTGTCGGCGTTTCTTGATAACCGTACACGCGCGCCCCTTTTACGGTTTCTCGCGTGTAACCACCAATATCAAGCGTAGAGTCGTCACCTGTCGGATATTCCGCACCATTGAGCCGAATTCGAGCAATGCCTTGATATTTCATATATTTCTCCTATAAGCGATATTGAATAGCGTGTGCATAAATGCGGAATTGATTTACTAAATCTTCACCCGATAACACATTAATGCGACAACGGTTGTTTGGATCACGTTCCACAATTAACGTTTTTTGGAAAGTCTCAAAATCTTCAACTAACGCAACATATTCAAGCTCCGTAAATAACGCTAGTAACTCATTGCGAATAATACTTGGTGTCACAACTTTTTGACCTGGCGCGACACGAATACCGTCATCCGCTAATTTATAGCGTGGGTATTTGCTCGTAATGCGTTGACGGATGGCGTAGCGGATATAACTTAATGTCGCAATAGTTTCGATATACAGATAACTCTCATCAAGATCGCCAAAACTGTTTTTACGATACATCGTAATGGCTGTTTCGAGTTGTGGCACATTGCCTGCATTGACTGTATAAGTGCTTAACCCGCTATAAAGCAGAGTATTCCTTGCCTGTAAATCCCAACGCTCAGACATCGACGGTGGCAATAAATTAAGTTCAAGTGTTTGCACAGGACGAGCAGGATCAATAGATAATGAGCCAGCTGCAACAGCACAATATGCCGTTGCCCACTCGTAAGCAGGTTGCGGGACATTGTTTGTCGCTAACGCGGTAAACAAATAATCATTGCGTTGTTCTGCAAATGTAGTTGCAATGGCGTGTGTCCCGTTTTTCGCAATAAAGCAAAGCCCATCAATTTGCTGCATTGGTCCCCAACGTTTAACCAACTCTACTTGCAATGCATTCAAACTTTCAGTGTCAGTAAATGGATTAATAATATAATTCCACCATTCCGCACCAAAACCGCTAATTGCAGTAGTAATATCAGGATTAACCGACCCACCACTCATTGCGGTAATTTGCGCGGAAACACCACCTGGATAGACTTCACCCGTGTAGTAATTGGTACGGATGTCAATGTCATTACCGCATTCACCTTTGTGTCTGCAAGTGATGTTAATCGTATCTTCGGCACTACTATCAACTTCCGCTGTGACAACAATATCGCGATTAGCCACAATCAGCTTCTGCACTTTGCTGGCAATCGTTGCTGCAGTATCTCCTATCGCCACAGACTGCTTAAAGCTCACACCCGCAATCATCAAATTCAATACACCCGCTGCGGTTGCTGTTCCCACAATCTTAATTTTACCCGTCGCTGCCGCACCTGAGCTCTTATCCTCAAGTGGCAATACCCACAAATCCAATGTTGAATTATGCTGTTTAAATACTTCAACCATGCGAGCCAATTGCGACCCAACGCCGAATAACTGCTTAGCTTGCGCTACACTTAATACACGTACCGCTTGCCCCGCCGCCGCAGAACCAGTAGCTAATTTTTGTCCTAACATTAAGACTTTTTGTAACACGGCGGGTGTCCCCGATGTTGCTTGCGTATTATCAAATTCTATGTAGGCAAGCGGTACGCGAATTGCATTTGGGATGCCGTTATAAGAAATTGCCATTATTTTTCTCCTCTACGAGATTTTGTTTCGATGATTTCTACATCACCGTTTTTCAAATGATTAAGCCAATAACTGGTTTTAGGTTTTATTTCCCCTTGTTCGCTTAACAGTTCAAATGTTTCGGGGTCGCGAATAACAAGCCCTTTACGCGGTTTGATTTTAAACATCAGATCCTCCCTGTTTTGGTAAAACGACGGTTAGTTGTGTTTTGTCGTCAACAACATCATCGCGTTTTGATTGATTAAATTGATGGTGATAAACAATAAAGTCATCTAGCGAGCTTTCATCTACCGATAACGGTAGCGGTTGCACTGCGTTAAAATACATTCCGTAAACAGCGACACCCATGCCACTTTGTGTGTCTGACCATAGATTTTGCACCGACTGCAGTTCAAACAGCCCACTGGGAGCAATTTGACTTTTATCAATTCCAGCGGTTAAGGTTTCAACCACTTGATAAATGCCGACGTTATCTTTACGCTTGCCATTGAGCACATCACACACCACAAAAATGCCCCAACGTGCGGTCACGGTATAAGGTCGCGGATTGGGGACTTGTCCTAGCCACGCCACATACACCGCTGGGGGATTACGCACTAGACGGCGAATACTGGATTCGTCCCACTGCCCGGGGTGTTCTGCCACTTCACGCAAATAATCACCGCAAAGCGCGCGGATTTTGGCAATCAAGGCATTGGAGGTATCGGCGATAATGCTCATCAGATAAATCCTCGTGATTTGCCTCTTGCCCATACTGAGCCTGCAGATTCAATCACTGCTACATTCTCACTTTCCACCGTTTCCCCATTTTCAGAGATGCCCAGTGAGATAGTGCCTGCAGCGACTTTTTCTAAATAACGCAGGCTGTCTTCGTAATCCTTGCGTGCCTGATCTGTGACCCGATTACGCTCCAAAAAATAACGAGCAATGTAACAACAATGTCGCTCTAATACCGCGGGGACCTGCAATAGCGGTAGGGGATAACGCCCGCCTAAATAGCTATCAATGGTTTCACTGGCATCACCTAAAGCCTCTTCAACTTTTTCTACATCAAGCTGACGATTTTCATCTAATGCCAATGTCGTGATTTCTTCACGCCCATAGCGTTTAATCAGGCTGTCTAAGGTGGCGTACATCTTATTCCCCTTGTGCGAGCGCGTTTTCAAGTAAGGCAACAAGCTCGTCTTTTTTGCTAGAGGCTTTGAAAGCGATACCCAGTTCGGTGAGTTTCGCTTTCAGTTGTTCCACAGTTAAATCGGCAGGAACCAACTGATTGTCCACTTCCGATTCGGCTTGGTTATCCGTATTGTTTCCAGATACCCCTTTGGCGCCGCCATTGTTCTCAACGGTTTCCAATACCACGCATAAGCGCAGGTCGGCTTTAAGTGCGGCAAGTTGTGCGGGCGTAAGGCTTTCTTGCGCAAAGCGGTTATCACCCTTTGCCAATACGATACCAGCACGGCGATAACCTTCTTTAATGCGGTTTTTGACGATAATAAGATTTGACATTGCATAGTTTCCTCTTGATTTAAATTGGCTTTAAACAGGATTTAAAGTGCGGTAAAAAAAGTTGGAATTTTTCCACCGCACTCGTGATTTCTAACGATTACAAATAATCGGCAATCACTAATTCCAAGTTCATCCGTTTAAACTCGTTATCCACCACTGCACCGTTTTCTGCACGCAACTCACGCTCTAAAAGTTGGGTAGCTGCTTTGGCTAATTGCGGTGGCACAACAATGTGGGTTGGCTTAATGCCTAAGCGTTTATCACCATCACCACGCACCGCACGCATTGCTTCAATGGCTTTCCAAAGGTTCTCGGCAGTGAGCTTGCCTTTGACTGCGTGTGCCATTTGCCAGAAGCCATAGCCCACATTGCAACGGCTATCAACGCCGTAGGTGTAAACATTTTCCTCAAACACCTTTTGGGCGTTAGCATCGGTCATCTGTGCCGGTGTTGGGGCTTTACGTTCTTGGAAAATAATCGGCTTAAGCGAACGAGAACAATCCAGCAAATACCAACTGTCATCCACACTGGTTGAAGTGCTGTCATCGGTAATATTGCTCACCGATTTAGGGCTTGTGCCATCGACATTCGTCCCCACAGGGTGGTCGGTGTCGAAGAAATATTGCCCGTCATAGCATTCGGTGGTAAAGCCGGCTTTTAACGCCCCAAATACCAATTCATCAGGTTGCTCACCGGCACTGCGTCCCAGCTCTTCAATCAGTGGGCTATAAATCCCAATGTTGTCGTCTTCGATGTCGGTGCGTTTAATTTCCACGCCACTTGCCCAATCTTTATTGACGATGGCATAGCCGTGTGATTGGATGGCGGTAATCGTACGTTTACCAATCCATTCAGTCAGTTTTGGCATTTGCCCTAACCAGCCATAGGTGTTGCTCGCCGTGGTTGATTTCACGGTAGTCGCAATTTTGCTGTATTGTGAAGGGGCTTTTGCTAACCCTTCCTTGAAGTTTTTGGCAAAGCCGGTAAATAGGGCTTTCACGAGTTCAGGGGTTACATTTGCCATTATTTTGCCTCCAATTCTGCTTTGTGTTTGGCAAAATCTGCTTCGCTAATGCCAAGCAATTTTGCCGCTTCTTTGTCTGCTGCCGATAACACTGCCAGCCCTTTTTCTTTTTCCGCTACCTTATCCACCTTGGTGGTGTCCGTTTGTTTGGCACTTAACACCGCAATTTGTGGGCGTTTTTCCAACATTGCTGAAAGTGCAGCTACGCCTTGTTGCGTGCCAAAATCTTTGAGATAGTTCACCTCCGCTTCTAACACACGCCCATCATTGCGTGCTTTGGCAATCAGTTGTGCCACCTCGCTTTCTGTGGCTTTGGCGGATAGAGTAGCCAGTTGGGTAACGGTGGCGTCATAGGCTTCTTTAGGCACATATTTGCTTAAATCCACCTGGGTGCTCTTGGCACTCAATGACGCCACTTGTTCGTCTGCAGCGGTTTTATCGCTTTGCAATTTTTCAAATGCATCTAATGCTGCTTTAGCTTGCTCTTCGCTTAATGTCGCACCTTCGCTCACATCCACCCCAAGGGCGGCGAGTAATTTTTTCAACGATTCTGGCATAGCCATCTCCTCCGTTAATGTTGCAGATAACACCGCTAAACGCTGCATACCTGTCACACCGGGGTCGTTGGTGAGCGCAGCCATTCGCAGTTCTAAAGGGATACCGTTTTTGTCATAAGGAAAAACGGCACTTAAAAACGCAAATTCCCCATTTTTGATATGTTGGTAGGCTTTTTCCGTCCAGCGTGGTTTGATAAACAGCCCTTGCCGCTCGTCATCATCAAACCAACGGATTTCATCAGCATTAAACCACCCCGCCGCTAACACAGCCCCAGCCTCTACACCACGCTTGGCTTTAAAAATCGTTTCATGCTCATAGTCAATCAGAACGTCTTGCTTTAATTGACGCACTTTTTCTATCAGCTTGTCCGCGATAGCTTTGTCAATAAACCAATGTGGTACGTCGGTTGGGCTGCCGTCTCGAGAGCGAAACTCGCCACTCGGTAACAGTTGCTGCCAACCATCAATATCTGGAGTTAATTTGGCGGTTAAAACCGCAATGGATGTGTTTGTCGTTTTCATAGCGATGTCATCATCGCAAGAAAAAGAAAAGAGGTGAGTTTGTGAGAGTTCAGACCTTGTGTGTGAGAATTATGAGAAATAGAGGAGAGATAATTATTGCAATGTCGTTTAAAAGGCGTTTAAATCGCGCGACAAGCGTTTAAATTTTTTAAGATGATAAATGATACCGGTTATCCAAATTTAATCACTGACAGCGTCTTTTAGCGCTTTAGTTAAAATATGCTTGATTTCTTCAACACCATCATCACCCAACCCTAGAAACGGACGTGCTGCCATTTTGTTAGTGCCGGCTTGATGGAACTGCCCGTAAGGCTCTGCAGCTCCAATCACGGCAAAACTATCACCATAATCAAGATTAAGGCTTGCCGCTAAATCGCCGGTAACTTGCAACATTGAACCTGTGTAGCCCTTTTTATAGCGTTGCGTTTTATAAGGCTCTTTCAATACTGCCCATTTTTCACCTTCTGGCGAACGTTCGTTGTCAAAAGCATCTTCTGCCTCTTCCCAAAGGACATTGGCAATTTTTCGGGTTAAGCCATCGCTTTTCCCCAGCTGGCTTAACTCGCGGAACATCTTTTGGATTTCTTTGGTATCGGCTTTAAATTCTAAATGCATTTGACATTTCCTATAAAACAAGCTAGATTTTAATCAAATTAGGTGCTGTGTAGCTTAATGGTAAAGCCACATTCCCCGAAAGGGTATATGTTTATGCAGGGTTCGACCCCCGCCATAGCACCTTAAAGTTTTCCTTGAATGATAATATAATTCCCACCATTTACTTCTTTGACGACATCATCCATATTCACTTTATAAATATTGATAATCGCATCCAATTTCTCATTCGGCTTTAATTTCGCTTTATTGGGTGCATCGACAACTACTTTAATTGTGCGATCTTTATTAATGTAGATCAAATTATCGTGTCGTCTGTGTTTATCCCATAACACAAGTGATGGGGTTGCGATAATTTTACTTGCACTCGCATATTCTTCTGCAGTTAATCCAACGCCTGTTTGATGATGTTTCTCGCTATTCGCGTGTTCAAGGCTTTTTTCTGTCATCACAAGCACCCGCTGTGACAACTTCGCCCCACCTGATAACGCTGCTACTTTTTCAGCAATCACTTCATCCACAATGCCTGCGGTAATATAACGGCTACTTGCCCCACGTTTCCCCAAATTGGTTTTCACCCAGCTTTCAAAGGCTTTGTGGCGTGCGGGGCTGTTATTAATTGCTTGAATGGTTTCTTGTCGTAGCTGGCGATTTTGAAAGCCTATCACTTTGCGAATCACGGTCACATCATTGCCTACCGCCGCTTTCCCAACATTATAGTTCCAGCCTGCCCCTGTTTTTATAGTGCCGTTGGGGGGGTGGTAAATCGGCTGACTTTTGCGTGAGTTTCTTCACCTGTACGTTTATCTATGCCGGCCAATTCCCAATCGGTTTCTATTTTACCGTCACTACTGCTTACCGTTAAGCCACGCTTGTTTACCCTAAATTCACTTAATGCCCGCACACGACAACGGCACCCCCAATCATTCGGCGGATAAAAACTTTCCCAAATCGGATCGTCATAGCGAAAAATTTTTCCGTGTAAGGCAAGGTGGCTTGCTCTTGTACGACTATCCCGCACGGCGACATATTGCCAATAGGGTTGCTCGTCTGCATTGGCCACTTGTTCGGCATAACGCCCTGCGTGGTAAGCGGTGAGCTTATTGGTGCGTAAAATGGTACGCAGGCGACGAGGGGAGCCAAGCTGCACCATTTCAGCATTACTTTGGCTGTCCACAATCACTTGTTTTCCCCACCAACCCATTTCACGCAATTTGGGTTCAAGGTTTTTAATAAACTCCCGTTCCGGTATGCCTTGTTCTATGGCTTGTGTGGTGGCTTGACGCAAGGTTTCCAGTATTTCCGCTCTAGTTGCCTTAGCTACGGTAAAGGCTCTGGCATGAGCGTCTTCCAGTTGCTCTTGCCAGTTCCAGGTGATGTTGTAGCCTTTGGCTTTCAAATAATCCACTGCCAATTTGGGCTCAAGGCGTAACACATAGCCCATATCAAGGTCTTGATTATCGGCTGGCATTTAACCTCCCCAATAAATCGCTGACAAAAATCGCACGAGTGAGCATTTCTTCCAGTTGCGTATCATCTAAATGGGCGTAAAGGGTGGCAATACGTTCTTGGGCAAATTCATAGCCGCCTTGCTCCATTGCCTCAATCACCGGTTTTAACATTGGGTCAATAATAGCTTGGTATTGCTCGGGCGTGGGTTCTAACTCATCTAACAAATCATCAGGATCACGCACCGCATTTAATACCGCCATTTTTTGTTTAGGAGCTGCTTGTGCTGATAAAAGTGCGGTGGTTTCTGGCAGTGTTTTTCGCTCCAAAATGGCTTCTCCTTCGCCCGCAATCGGCACTTGGAGTTTTTCGTGCGCCCACTGTGCAGGAATTTTAAACCCAATATCTACAAGTTTATTTAACCCTTCAGCAAAACTATTAATATCCTCGCTTTCGGCAATATCAAATTCAAGGCGTGGAATACGACGTGCATCATTGTAAGATTTACAGTTTAGGGCATATAACGGATAAACCAAATCACGGGTTAAGGTGGCTTGCAGCCGTTTTAAATCCGCATTTCGCAGCTCCAACCGTACGTCATTATGCACATTGCCCAGTGCGTTGGTTGAGGTGGCACCGTCTGCTTGGCTGGTGAGTGTGCCGCCCAGAATGGCTTTGGACATGGATTTTTCCGCCCATTCGACCATTGCCATAAAGGAGCCGCTGTCGCCCTGGGCGGCGTTTTGAAATTCGATCTCCATACCACGCGGGATAATGCCTCCGGCATTATGCCCAATCCCCATCACCGCACGCAGTAAGGTGGTTTTCTCGCTTTGCGTTGCGCCTTCGGGATATTTGCCCAATCGCATTGGCAAACCGTAAATCTCCAAAAACTCGGCGAAATCACGCACTGAGTAATTTTTAAAGATGAACGGGAATACCAAGGTACGCACTAAACCAATGCGCGAAAGGTAGCCGGTTTTCGCTTTGGCAATATGTTTAATCCAGCCAAAGGGTTTTAACTCGACACCATTGATTGAGCCATCACGCAAACGCAAACTATTGCGCTGGTTGGTTGGGGTCATAAACCACGCAGGGTCACGCCAATGTACATTACGGATAAGTTTCAGACCGCCGATTAAATTTGGCTCCCACTCGATTTCTTGACAGCTAAAGCCTTTTAAAATGGCATCGGTCGCGTCAAATAAACAGTCGTCAAACCACATCGCATCACGCAAAATTTCTTCCAGCATTTCCGCATCACGTTGCTCTTGGGCGTTAGCATTGGGTGGGGGCTGAATTTGCCAATCTACCGTCAGCACCGCAGCACGGCGTTTGCCAAGCTCCGATTGGAGATGCGCATCTTTTTCTTCCATCTCTTCGGCAAGCTCACTTTGTGCGATTAAATCGCCTTGCTCTGCCGCTTGCAAAATTTGAGCGGCACGCATTGGTGAAAGCCCGCTTGCAGGGTGTTCAGAATAATGACGCTGTAGTAACGCCAAACGGCTTTCATTTTCGGTTTGAATTTGATCGTTAAAACGTAACGGATTACCGTGAATATCGACAATTTGACTCTGTGCCATTGGTTAATAATTCCATTCTGATTGAAATTGACTCGGCAGATCATCAAGGCTGTGATCTGCGTAATAAAATGCTTGTTCGGATTGCTTGCGCTTATCGGGGTGCTTATCTGGCAGGGCAATATAATCAATTTCCCCGCCTGTCATATAACTTGCTCTCACCGCCATACAGTAAGCTACCGCACTGTCGCCGTGTCGTTTGCCACCTTTATCTTGGGTACGTGTTTTATTGATTTTCGGTACACCGTTGATCACCGCAATATGCCCTTGGTCAAGGATAATATCTTCATCTTGCGGAATCGCAATTAAATTGGCTTCATACAGTGCTTTGTATTTTGGCATCCACTCCCGATACCATTTATCGTTAAGCTGTACGGCTTCAATCATTGTGGTACCATAACGCACCAATGCCGCTTCAGCTAAATAACCACCATTGCCGGTAGCGTCAAACGCTGCCCCGATAAAACGAGACAACCGTTTCAGGATAAACAGCATTATCTGCCGTTGTTGGTTATAAGGGCAGTTGCGAATTTCAAGGGTCAATTCAATGTGGCGAGCGGTATCGGGATGGCTACTACACACGGCAAACACGCTTAAATCCCCACTGCGTGCAAAATCCACACCAAAGCTGTGGCGTAAATCGGGGTTTAGCCCATTCAAATAAGGCTGTACTTCGGTGATCAAAAAGGCTTCCGTTAAACGTGTACGTTCTTCTTCCGTCCATTGCATAAATTTGGCATCACAATCAAACCGCACTTTGCGCTTGCTTTTATCACAAGCCCGCTCAATGAGCGGGCGAGGAATATACGCCCCTGAACTTGCTTTCGGGACGCAATAATATTCCTCTAGCGCATCTTCTTCGGTGGCGGTTTCACGCAACAATCCGGCTTTCCATTGGGCTTCTTTTTCTGCCGACCATTGCTGCTTGCTGACTTGGCAAATGCGTTGATATAGCCCCTCTTTACAAGCGTCATCAAGGGTGATGGTATGCACCGAATAGCTTTTACGCCCAGCACGACTGTCCTGAATAATCTGATTAAACAGATTACCCACACCGTTATGCGTAGAGATTAAGCGCACTTTTGCACCCCACATTGTCAGTGCTAACGCTGCCTTTAACACTTCCGCTAAATGCTCGTGGAACGCCGCTTCATCAATCACCACAATCCCTTGCATACCACGCAAGTTTTTTGGATTGGAGGAGAGAGCTTTAATTTTGTAGCCACTGGCAAAATAGATCACATACGTGAGAATATCTTTATCCTCATCTTCCAATAACTCTTCTTGAATTTCGCCGGCGGCTCGATTAAATTTTGATGACCACATTGCACAAGCATCAATAAATTCACGCGCCATTTCTTTGTTTGAGCCAATATAAAACACGTCAGAGCCGCCTTCTGATTTTGCTAGACTGGCAATCAACACATCATCTGCTGCCTCCGCCCACGTTAGCCCTGTTCGGCGTGATTTTTCGGCGATTTTTAACTGACTCTGGTCGGCTATCCATCGTTTTTGATAACCGAGTAATAATTCATTTTCATCAAAGGGAATAAAATCAGGTAGGGTGGTCATTACGCAATCCCCAAGATTTCCATTTTCAATTGGTTTACTGTCGCTTTAGAGACACCGGCTTGTACCGCAACTTTCTCAGCGGTTTCAGCAGCCATTTGCGCTATTTCTTTACGGATTTTTCGTTCACGCTCATAACTCAAACTCGCTGCTTGTTCTAGTCGTTGAACTGTATTAGCTAACATTGCTAACTCTTTCGGGGCAACATTATCAGATTCGCTCAATTTGCTGGATAAATCCCACGCCAGATATTTCACCAGCTCTATAGCTTGTTTACCAATATCCGTTTTTGCGGTTTCTTCGCCAAATTGTTTCGTCCAAATCTCTGCCACTTCTCGTGCTTGACGTATTTTTGCGCCCACTTTTTCCATTCGAGAAGCGTAACGATTTAAGCCGGTGCGGCTTAACTGCATCTCGTCTGGTAAGCCACAATCGGCAATCAGGTCGTTGATTTCTTGTAAGATTTCTTGCTGTGAAAACTGTTTATCTCGCAACATCATCGTTAACTGCATTTTGATGTTCGGTGGCAATAAATCCACTTTACTGGCGCGCCCACGTTTGAGTTTCTCGGTCATTTCTCCCTCCTTTAAGTGCGGTTTAAATTTGCATAAACGAGGGTTAAATGCGTGGCATTGGACGCTTAACACCATCAACGACAGTGCGCCCTTTGGCGACATCAATGCCGCGTGCGGTAATGCTTGCTACCATATAACCATCAAACAGGCGACGAATAGTCACCAAACCTTGCTCTTCAAGCCAGTTCAGATGATTGCGTAGCTTGTCACGGCTAATATCGTGACCGTACAGCGCAAGGCAATCCTGTAAAATGCTTTCGTTGGCATCATAATCCGCCTCAATCAGCGAACGTAAAATCACAAGTCGCTGATCTTGCGCAAAAATATTAAACTTATCCATTCTTTACCTCTTTTTCGATAAGGAGTTGTACTTGATGACTTAGCCCTTCGACTTTAGTAGCGATTTTGTCGCTTTTGCCGTCCAGCTTTGCGATTAAGATTTTGATTTCGGCTAAATCAGTTGTGGTCGGCAAGTCTTGTACCTTAGTTTCAAGGGTGTCTAAGCGATGTTCATTGGCGATCACGGTTTGCTTTAAATGATGGATTTCATCGCGTTTGATGTATTTACTATCCATCGTTAATCGCACCACAAACCCGACAAACCCAGCGACGGACAAAATAATGCCCCAGTGCTTTTGGATCACCTCTAAAATCTCTGTCATTTTCGTTCCACCTTTGCCTGACAATGCACGCAACGACAACAATGCGGCACCACTTGCAGACGTTTTGCTGGAATAAGCTCGCCGCAATCCACACAAAAGCGTTCAAGCGTAAGATCAACATCAACTTCTTTGCGCTGCTTAAGTAATTGTTGATAAGCTCGCTCATCTCGCTGTTGTGCAATATCCGCTAAATCCATTATTGCTTTTTCTCCGTTTGGCACACTTTTTCGTAGGTTACATTGTGGTTAAGTACCTGCCGCTTGGTCTCAGGCGTATCTTGACGACTTGGATAAATCAAGCCGAACGAGGCGCAACCACTAATCCTCACGGAAGTAACCTTTTGACTGCAACTGCTCATCAACACCGTGAGCAGTGAGACGGCGATTAGCCTGTTCAATTTGTTTGCTTTTTTCTGCATTTTCCATTTCCTCCGCAATGGCACGGGCTTCCGCCTTGACCGTTTCAATTTCTTGTCTTTGCTTGGCGATTTTTTGGCTTTGTTGACGCACATAAATCAAACCGATAACAAAGACCACGCCAACCGCTGCCGCTAAATAGATCAATCCCATTATTCATTTTCCTCTCTGTGTTTACGGTTAAGCGCATTGGCAAAGCCTTTGGTTGCCACGCCACCACCGCAAAAAATAGCAAAGGTCATAAAGAGTTCCGGCGTGTAGCTGCGGTCTAAATAGACGCAATAAGTCAGAATCCCTGCCATCAGCAACGCGCCAAAAAACTGGATAAAAGCGGTGGTTGATAGGCGACCGTTGTCGTTGGTGATCAATTCAACCATTTTCATAATTCCACCTTACAAAGTGACAACGCGCCAACAAATAAAAACCACCCCCCAGTAGGATTCACCTTTGCCAAGTAAATAAGCTGCACACACGATACAAACAGTGCCAAATAAATATTTCATTTTTACTCCTTAAATAGATGTGGCTCATTGATCACTTGCTTACTATCCAGCCAGCTCCAAACATCAAAACTCGGGCAATCTTTCAGCCACTCATTCGGGGTAATCGTGCCGTCGCCGTTAAGGTCTGGGCTTAAATCGCGATGCCCGCAAATTTGCGCATCTGGATATTTAGCCTCTAACTCTCTCAATAGCTTGTGCAACGCTTGCCATTGTTTTGCGGTATAGCGTCCGTAGTTTTTGCCGTCAATGGTGACGCCGCCGACTAAGCAAATGCCGATTGAGCCGGCGTTATGCCCTTTGACGTGTGCGCCGATTTCGCCTTCCTGTCGCCCAGTTTCGATCGTGCCGTCGGTGTCAATGACGTAGTGGTAGCCGATGTGCGACAGGTGCGGATTAAAATGCTTAGTGTTGATAGGGTTGCGTTTAAACCCCCGTTGCTTATGCCAACTGTCTATCACTTGGGCTGCTGACTTGGTTTTACTGCGTAAAGGTTTACCGTTCTGCGTAGCGGAACAGTGGATCACGATTTTGGTAATGGGGAAAGGCATAAAAAACTCCTTTTAAAGCTAGTTTAAAAGGAGTTTAAATAGTATTGATGCGGGGTGGGTTTGTGATATTTCACACTTAATTATAGAAACTAACTTTGAATTTATTTTACAAATTCATCAAATTCGTCTTTGATTTCTGCAGGTTTAAATGGTTTACCACCATTTAATGCAGGATCATCAAAACGGATATAATATTGATTATAAACTGTACCATATTCGTCTTTATAAGGTCGAGGGGCATCTAATAAACGGTTTAAACAACGCCACGCTGTTTTTTTGCTAGGATCAGTAGTGAAAGCATCGCATTTTTTTCCTTTTACCTGTTTGTTCTTTTGAATTGCAGTAATCTTTCCATAGCTAAAAGGTTCGTTCCATGCTTTCTTATTGTTATTCCAACCTGAAATAAAGAGAGTTACACCTACTTTTACTTTCTCAGGATGTTCAAATGTTTTTTCTAAAAAGTGAGCTGCCCGCTCTGGAGTTTCATTTGCTGGCGGCCATTCTTCTGCAAATACATTGCTTGTAATACATAGTGATAATGCTAATAACGATGTAATCTTCTTCATTTTAACTCCCAAAAGGTAATTCACGTTGATAACGTCGTCTTAGTAACGAACGCTGCTGTCTAATAATCGCATAAATATGACTTTCGCTCAATTTATACTCTTTTGTAAGTTCTGCGATATTTTTTCCATCAAAACGCTCATAGATTAAATAATCTCGCAACGCATCTTTTAACGTTGCGCCTGTTGGGATATATGTTGAACGTCCACCCAAATAATGTCCGATTGCCGCTGCCAATTTTGAGGATTTTTGTACAGCGTTTTCTTTGTTTTCGCCTTGTCGCATTAATTCACACGCCATCACATCAACAAGCTCGGCTAAAATAGATGGCCATTTGTTTTGCAACTCATTAACAGGGATTTTATCTAAATTATCCAACAACTGACCAAGCGTTTCGTGGTCATCAGCAAAGAGATCAGATTGATGATTTGTCATATTACTCCTTATCATTAATAAGTTTGTTCACATCATTATTAAAAATTGGTTCTTCTTTTGATGATCTCTACATATTATTCACCAAATATATCTAACTGCCGTTTTTCAACTTCTTGACGCTGCACACGCTTAATCACTTTATACACCCACTGCATTGATACGCCATACTTTCTAGCCAGTTCTCTATGATTTTTGCCATCAAATTCACGCCAAATCGCTAAATTACGCTCGCTTGACATCAATGCAACTGACTGTGGTATATATATCAATTCACCCGCCCAGTTATTGGCTATTTTTAGAGCAACATCAACACCAATTTTTCTAGCCTGCTGTTCATCCATATTATGATTTTTTACCAACTCAGCCCTAACTTGTTCAGCGAGATCAAGTAGTATCTCGGGCGCATTTTCTTCAAAGATTTCAATATTCATTTCATTATCTTACTTTGCTTATTTTTCCACGCCAGCCATTCTGGGTAGGCTTTGAGGTGTTTGATCGGTTGCCCAAATTGGTGCAGTTGTTCCACCACTAAAATGCGGTTCATTCTGTCGGTTTGCTGCTGTTGTGCTTGTGCCTGCTGTGCCGTTTGAGCGGTGTTTTCCGTTGTCGCTTGAGTAGTAACGCTGACAAATTTCGGGGCGTTGGTGTCATAGACCTGTTTTAAGTAGTTATGGTTGGTTAATGCCGCTCGATTTTGGTTGTGACGGCGTTTGTCCTGCACCGCTCGCACCGTTTCGCTTAAGGCGTGAGCCAATAAAAGTGATGACGGAAACAACTCAAACACTTCTTTGATCAGTTTTACTGCACGGCTGTTTGATAATGCAGATTTTTCAGGTCTAAATAGCCCAATATAAGCAACCAATGGGCGAGCGACTTCTGCCTGACATTGGGCGATTAGACCTAATAATTCACGCCCTGCATCATCTTCGAGTAGCTGATCTAGATGAATATCAGAATGGCAAATCGGACAACGACACAGTTTCATTATTTCACCTCTTTTTGTGTGCGTTGTTGCCATTTTTTCAGACGTTCAAGCACGATTGTACCGAGTTTATAGTCAAGGCTTTGTACATTTAGCACAAGTGGTTTATCTTGTTGCTGCAAAATAGGATTAACAACATTACGCACAAAGCTGTTTAATGCGTCTTCTGAGCCATCTCGAATGATGCCGGCTTTGTGCATTTCAATCCAAACCGCACGGGTTTTTAACGCAATATTGTGTTTGACTTTTGCTTTTTGGCTTGCCGGTGAGTGCTGACGCTTGGCGGTGCGCTTAAAACCGGCTTGTTCAAAGTGATCATAAACACGCATTAATTCGTTGATTGTCATTGCTTTACAGCTGTTTTTACCGGTTTCGTTTTGCAAAATCATTCGGTAGGTGTCCTCATCAATGCCAAGCTTATGCTTGGCAATGTGGATCAATTTAATTAATTGAGGTTTTGTGTAACGCATATTTTTCTCTCCTAAAACGCATTATGAACGCCT